TTCTGCTCTAATAACTACCTCAGATAAATTACAGAATTGATATGGTCTAAGTATAATCTCACTACATGGATTACATCCAAACTCATAGTTAGTTTTACGTCTACCATTTCTCATAGCCTGTTCTTTTGCAGACTTACGATTAAAGATACCACGCTCTCCTGACTTACTTTCTACAAGAGATAACCACTCTCGCATAAAAGTTTCCATTTGTATTTTAAATCGGTAGGCAACGCTGTTATTAGCTAGCGCACGTTGCCCTTCAGTTTCCCACCATTGTCCAGACTTGGCATGACGCATTTGGTCATCACCAAGATTGGAAAGACTGATAAGTGCGCTACGTCTTACCCCACCGACTACAACAACTTCACCAATCTTACACATTATATCGTGACATTCAATAGGATACAGTCTTCTACCTGCTGCATTTTTAAATATCTCGATACAAAATTCAAATAAATCTACTAACGGTGCAGGACCTGATGCTCTGCCACCAAATGTTTTTAGTCTTGCTCCTGCAGGTCGTACATCAGATACGTCCCACTGTGGGATTTGTCCCACGTATAGCATAGCTATTAACTCACGTAATGCTCTAGCCCAACCTGAACGAGAGTCACCTACTTTAATAACTGTAGTACTGTTTTCAAAGTGTTCATTCACTATAGGTAACTTATCTATATTCTCTCTTTCTACAGAGAATCCTACACCTGTACCACACATAAGAATATACATAGTTTCATCAAATGCTCTTGGGCTATCTACAGGTAAGTACGAACAATTATATCCTGCTACATTACATCTATCTAGTGCTTTACCTGCAGTCATCAATGCTCTCATAGATGGCATAACATCTAAATTTACTATGGCATTAAATAATCTATCCTGTAATTCATAAAACACAACTTCATCAAAATTATAATTTTTAACTAGATGGTCTTGCATAAAGTTTAAATACCTTTCTACAGTCTCAGACCAATTCTCTCTTCTATTTTCCTCAGGTATCCATCTTGCATAGCGAGATAACGCTATAAAGTTTTGATAGTCCGTGGGTAAAACTATGTCATTTCTACTCATACATTCTCCATAATTGTTTTAATATTTTTGATGCTCATTCCATCTATATCATGAAAATACTCTCGTAGAGCATCTTCTACTTCTTCGTCAACTCTTTCGTCGACTGGCATTGGGTATTCAGATTCGTCAATATTAATTGTCATTAATACTTTAACTCTGACTGCCATTTTTAATCCTTATTAATTTATTTAGATACCACTGTGCTTTTTTCAAGTCTTCTACACCGTTTTTATATCTGTATCTCCAAAGGTATTTAATTATATTGCCTTGTAAATAATATTCAAAACCTTTGTCTGTAGCAGCTTCTATGGCATCAATACACTCTATACCTTTTTGATTATAGTGTGGTGGATGATTAACCATGTCGCCTAAACCTTTTTCAAAGTCTATCATTTCTTTTATAGTAGCCATTAAGCACTCCCATTAGTTTTAGATTTAAAATTTAAGTTTATTACATTGCCTTGTTTACTTATAACTTTTTTATTAGGCTTGTTACTTTTTTGTTCTACCTTCATATACTTTTCTAACTCTGTTATTATATCAGGATTATCATCCATATAAGGAACTACAGAGGATATTAGTTGGCATAAGTGAAATATCTGATTATACCCATCATCATCTATAGGATTTGTATTTGATGTTACAATATTAACTTGTAGTGTACCTAACCAATTTTTATCTTTATCTAAGTCAGGTACGAGCTGTATATAAAAATCTTCATTGTTTATTCGCATGCTATCTCCTTATCTTTTTATTTTTATATTTTATAAATTTAGGATACTTATTTTTACCCTTTTCTTTTAACCAGTCTTCAGGTATTATTCTATCAAAGTACCTAAAACCATGTTTAATACACCATTCTGCATATGAAGACTTAGCTCCTTTACGTAATTTATTTCTACTATTTGTAAAGATAAATCTTATGTCTAATTCAGGATGTTGCTTTTTGATAGCGAGATGTTTTCTCCTATCTAATGCGATAAACCTTCCTTTTGTTTCTATTATTATTCCATTATCTAATATAAAATCAGGGGTATAGGTGCGATATGCGAGGTCTTCCCACTCAATCTTAATTTTTTCATATAGGAAATTGACGTTTTGTTTAATAAGATAAGTAGCAACTTTATCCTCTAAACCACTCCTATACCCATGTTTACGTGCCATTTGGGTAGCACTATACGCTGACATCTATAACCAATAACGATAGGTTGTGGTGTCATAACCTAGAGCTTTCATTTCATCACGCACTAGTTTTTCAGCTTCTTTTTTCTGTTCTAGTGCATGACGTAAGCCTTCGGTTCTACGTTCGCGATATTCTTTTTTAAGTTCAAAGAGTTCTTTTTCTTTTTCCTTAATCATTTCTGCCATATCATCTGCTTTAAAATCTGACATTATTTATCTCCCCATATTTTCTTTGCTTCTTTCTTTAAAAAATCACTCCAAGTCCATGAATCATAGTTTGGATAAACTAAAGAAGCTAGCTCATGTTTGTCATTACTAATAGACAAAAACTTCTGTATACTAAAAGCTACCTTTTTAAGTTGTTCTTTATATACAGATAAATTTTTAAGCGTAAACTTTTTATAATCCTTTGGTGTAGCAAAAAATAAATCTACAGTATTGTTTGGGTATGCCATAGAATACAATGCCATTTGTCTTCTCTGTGCTTCAGTAGGTTGACTTGGCATTCTTGTAGATGTTTTTAAATCAACAATCTTATCTTTAAATCTAAAGTCAATGTACCCAATTACAGGAACAGGCATATCATCAAACTGTACTTTAACTTTTTCTTGATACTCTTCTAAGTTTTTATAATTAAAATTATTATCAAGAATGTCGCCAAACTTTCTAAGTAAACCTTTTTCTTTAGCTACTTTAGGATTGTTTAAATTAATATTAGATTCTGCACACATATCCATAAATTGTATTTCTAATAAATTAAAATCAAACTTTCCTGTAGTATACTTATTAGCTAGTACAGCTTCTTGTACAGTACCTCTGATAGCACCTGCTCCACTACCTGATTTAATACCAAATAGATACCTAGCTACCCACATAGGCATGTCGCTTATGTAGGTATTTATACTGCTAGGTGATAGGTAGTTAATGTTATGCACCTCAAAAGGATTATTCTTTAACATTAATTTACGCTACCTCAGTGTCGTCAATGTCTACGAAAGACTCTACAGTTTTTATGTCATTTTTTGATGGCTCTGCATCTGCAGACTTTTCAGACCATTGTGTGTTGACATAATCATTATAGTTTTTAATATATTCCATAAAGTCTTTAAACACTTCTTGGTCAGATTCTACAATATCAATAGAGTTTTTCATATCGACAGTGGCGACTGGTGTATAGTAACTAGTGCCATTAGGCAGTTCATTCTTTTCAGTTACTAAATTTATATTGTGTTGAATAGGCAATCTCTTTTTCTTTTCAACTTCAGACAATACTTCTCCTAAATGAGCGACAGCGTTTCTATTATCTATCTCCCATATTACAGGTGTAGTATCAAGTTTAGTAGGTTTACCATCTGCATCAACAGGGTCTACTAGAGTTGCATATCCAAACAAGACTCTTACTTTTCTTATTTGTCTAAGTAAGTCTTGCATGTTTTGAGGAAGTGCCTTAAAGTCTTTTACATAACCTGAAGGTTTGCCACAATTAAAACCACCCATATTATCCTTTAAATCAAAAGATAAACTATCTGCCATTAATGTTCTATGAAAAGAACCTTTTGGCTCATTAGGTTTAGGGTTTTTATTAGCAACAAATCTTCGCCACATAAATCTTTGTGCAAAGACTCTAAAGGTTGCCGACTTAGAAAATATAAAAGTCGAATCACCACCCTCTTCTTTTGAAGGTATTTCCAGTCTGTATGAACCACCTTCAACAACTTCTACATTAGCAGTTTTACCATTAACTTTGGCTTGCCCCATAATAGGTTGATGCCATATCCTAAATCTAGGAAGTATAACTGCTTTAGCAGAAGATTTTTTGTTTTCGCTAGCAAAGCCCATAGCTTTTGCCATTACTGCGTAATTATCAGTATTAATATTCATTATATCATTCATATATAATATCTCCTTTAATAAGTTTTTTTGTTATATCACAAAACATCCACTGTGTCAAGCCAATTTTTACCTATTTTTGCTTCTAGTGCTAAAGGCACATTAAATACTATATTCCACTTATTTTGTATTAAGTCAGTAAGTATTTTATTTGTTGAGTCAATTATATAGATAACTTGGTTTTCCTCTTGTGGATGTACATCAATAACTATACTGTCGTGTACAGTATTGACAATGCA